TAAGAAAATTAAAGAATTAAATTTAAAAAGAAAAGATCTGAAAAGCAAATTAAAAAATATTGATAAAAATTTAGAAAAAAATTTATCTGAATTAAGAATAGAAAAAGATGAAATAGTAGAGAGGTTAAGTGAATTAACTTCTCAAATTAATGAATATAATTCTAGAAAAAAAGATGTAGATAAATTGAAATATGAACTTAAGATTTTGTATGATGATGCTAACGTTTACAACATGTTAAAAAATATTTTTAGTAAAAATGGAATAATAGCTGAAATAATTAAAATTTCGATAGATGAGATTCAAGATGAAGCAAATAAGATATTGAATGATATTAGTGATGATAATAAAAAGATAATATTTGAAACGTTAAAGGAGAATAAATCAGGAAATGTGAAAGATACCCTAGATATATTTATAGAAAACAATAATAATTTAAGAAAATATGAAAGTTTTAGTGGTGGAGAGAAGACAATAATAAACTTTTCTATAAGAATGGCATTAAGTAGAATATTGTCTCAGAGAGAAAGAGCTTGGTTTGATATTATAATTTTAGATGAAGTTTTTGCATCTCTTGACAAATATCATAGAGAACAAATGACAAATGTTATAAATTATCTTAAATCTATATTTAAACAAATTTTTATTATTAGTCATACTGAGCTCCAAGATTCTTTCCCAAATTTAATAAGAATTGAAAAGAATGGAAACACAAATACAAGTTATATAAAAAATATTTTATAATGGAGAATAATATGTCAAAAATAATGAGAGTAATGATTATTACTGATAAATCAATAAATGTATTTGATACTAACCAAAGAGAAAGTGATGTTAAAATTTCTCCGAAAGATAATAAATTAGAATTAAAGTTGGAAATAGACAAACATACAAAATATGAATATATTAATAGTGCAAAAAAGGAGATAAGCAAATCATTTGAGTTGGGAAAAGGAAGTAGCAAGGAAATATAACAATAAATGTCCACATTGTAGTGTTGAAGAATGTAGCCCACATCATATAATTCCAAGAGGATGCAAAAGAACGAAAAATATTTTAGAGAATGGAATATATTGTTGTAATTATTTACATAGAGTTTTTGAAGGAAAATATGGGAAGAAAAAAAAGGAAAAAGCAATTGATATTTATGTAGGAAGAGAAAGGTATAACAATTTATTAAAAATAAAAAGAGGATTAGCAAGTTTAGAGGATTTTAATTATTTAATAATAAAATGAAAGGAACATTAGATAATATAAAAAATATGGAAGAAAGATTTGATCTTATATTAATAGATGGAATGAATATCTCTTATAAATTTTCTTGGGTTCATAGAGACCTTACAAGCAAAGACGGGAAAGAAACTGGTTTATTTTTTGGTGTTATAAGATTTATACATTACTTAAAGAAAAAATATAAATGTAAAAGAATAATTATTTTATGGGACACAAAACCAAAATACAAAAAATCTATCAGTAATGATTACAAAGCTAATAGAGATCATTCTGATAAAAAGAATTTTTTTAAACAAGTAAAAGAATTAAGGTATTTATTATCTTTATATAATATAGACCAAGCTTATTCAAATGGTTATGAAGCTGATGATTTGGCATGTTTTTTTGTAAAAAGAGAATTAAAAACAAGTAAAGAAATTTTACTTGTAAGCAATGATAATGATTGGTTTCAATTACTTTTAAGAAAAGATATAAAAATATTAAAAGGAAATGAGATTTTTAATAGAGAGACTATAGAAGAAAAATACAACTTAAATATAGAAAAGCAATGTTTGTTTAAAGCTATAACTGGAGATGGAAAAGAAAATGTTAAAGGAATTCCAGGTATTAGAAAAAAATTAGTTTGGGAGCTTATTGAAAATGTTGATTCTATAGAAGAGGTAATAGACAAATGCTATTTAGAAGACAATAAATGGTATTCTGAAATAATTAAAAATAAAGATACAATAATAAAAAATTATAAATTAAAAGAGTTAATTTCAGAAGGATATGATATTCAATACATTGAAAAGAAAAATGATTTTAAAAAATTGTTATCTATTTTAAAAAAATATAATATGAATTTTTTAGTAAGAGAGTTGGGAAATGAGTAAAAAATATTTTGTTGGTTTAGATTTATCACTTTCTAGTACTGGAATTACTATAATAGATGAAAAAGGAAAATTAATTTGTTTAGAAACAATTACTAGTGAGAAAACAAAATCAAATGTTAATTTTAGATTTTCTAGATATTTAGAGATAATAATAAAAATAAAAAGTTTTATAATAAAATATACTAAGGAATACAAAAATATAGAAATAATTGCAATAGAAAGTCTGCCAATTTATAGAAGAGGCGGAGTTTTAAATTTATTTGAGTTAGGATCATTAGTAAGATATTATTTATATAAAAACAAAATTTTAATGATAGAAATATCACCTATGACTTTGAAAAAATTTGTTAATGGAAATGCAAGTGGAATGGATAAGAATATAATTTGTAAAGAGGTTTTTAAAAATTTTAAAGTTGACGTTAATACTAATGATGAAGCTGACTCATTTTTATTAGCATTATTTGGAATGTTGTATTATAGGTTTAAGGTAAGAAAATATACTGATATTATTTTAAGTAAATATAAAAAGTATAGATATGATATAGTGAAAAAATTTGTTGAAAAGGAAAGAGAAGTTTTAAAAAAAGATTTGAAAAATATAAAAAAATAGGAGGAGTAAAATGGCTCAATTAATTAATAGTAGAGAAAAAGGTATGAGCAAAGAGGAAAAATTAAAATTAGAGTTAATGAGGACATTGGCAGCAGGAAAAGGGTTTAATTTAAGAGAGCAAACTGTTGATTTTAACTTTAGAACTGGATCTAATTTTTCTAAAATGGCTGATTTTTTATTGAAGAGATTTGATATTAATTTTAAAAATAAAGGCGAGGAAAATGTTTTTTGGCCAGAATCTGATTTAAAATGGGATGGCAAAACGGAAGCAAAACAGGAGAAGAAAACTGAAGAAAAACCACAAAAAGATGTTATAGCTGAGCAAACAGGTCAAACTGAAGGAATAGATGTAAGTGAAATTCCTTTAGATAAAGCTTCTTCTGAAAAGGGAGGTGAAGATGATAACAAAGAAGAAAATGAAAACAAAAATAACCAAGCCAAAAAGCAAAATAAAAAACAAGAGCAAGAAAAAGGGAAAACCCAGAAACCAGAAAAAGATAAATAGATGCATAAGATGTGGAAAGAAAACATATAAAAATAATTTATATTGTTCTGAATGTTTAAAATCTAAATATTTGAAAAAATATATAAAGGAAAAAAGAGGAAGAAAATCTAGGTTTTTGATTTGTAAATGTTGTGGTTCTTCAAAAAATGTAATGCCATTTTTTGGTTTTTGCACAACATGTTATAATAACACAAGGCCTTTAAGGGAAGATTTAAAAAATGAGAGGTGAAAGTATGATTGAAAAAATAAAAAAATTAGATTTGAAAATATTATTGTTTATAATAACTGTTTCTATTTGTTTTCTTTCCTTAGTTGAACTAAGCAGATTAATAGTTGATAGTGGTAAATATAAAAATAAAGTAGCTGCAGAAATTCTTGCCCTTAGATCTGAATTTGATTGGACTAAGATGCCTGATGCTGAAAGCAAATACACCAAAATGATGATAGATATATTGACAGCTTTTTCGTATAAATATGACCAAAATTATAAAAAATCTATGAATAAAGACCAGAAAATAAAGTATATAAGATTTAATTATAGGTGTGCTACTATATTGTTTTTTGGGTTATATGATGTTCCAATAATACATAAAATGGAAAGTAGTTTTAATCCATGGATGGATCATGATTATGGAGAAATAGGGATAGGTGGGATAAAATGGCCAACAGCTTTATTAGCTGAGAGATTATTAAGATTTATGCCAGATAATATAAGAAGGCTTTTATATTTTGAGCTAAAATCTAAAAAAGATTTATATGATCCTATAACAAGTTTAAAAATAACTTATGCATTACTTTGGTGGGAAAGAAGAAGTTTTCAAGGGAGGGAAGATTGGTATGTTTCAATATATCATTGGGGCGGATTCTTGTCAAAATATTGGGATAGAGGTGAAGGAAAAGTTCCAGTTAGTTTTACATTAAATGGAAAAAAGTATAATGTTATAAAATATTATTATACATTTAGAGAAATGAAAGAGGCATATGAATCTGGTAAGCTAGAACCTTGTAAAGAAATAATTGAAAAATGGCAAGCTTATTTCAGTAGAATAAGAGAGGAAGAAATTGATTTTAGAAAAACTAGATCTATAATTAGATCTTTGAGAAAGAAAATAAAAAATTATGAAGAGGCTTCTAATGAAAAAGATGAGAAATTAAAAGAACTTAAAAAAGAATTAAAAAAAGCAAATAAAAGATTGAGAGTAATTTCTAAACAATCTAGAAGTGGGAAAGGTGTTAAAGCTTTAAAAAAAGTAAAATGGGTTGCAAAAGATATTTTAAAGAAAATAAAAGTAGGTGATAAAATTTCTATTGGTTTTATCATTACTTTTATTTTATGCTGTTTCTTTTTTATATTTTCTGTATATATTTACATTGTTGGATTCATTTATTTTTTTAGAAAAGCTTTTAAAAAGAAAATAAAAGAGGTAATTTATAATGAAGCATCAGCGACAAGTAATCAATGATTTTTTAAAAGATTGTAATGAAAATTTTATAAAAATAAAGGAAATATCTTTTTCTAGAAGTGATTTTAAGAAAATGATAATGGCAATACCGATTGAAAGAAGTTCTTTAACAAAATTAACTAAAGATATTTTCAAAAATAAAAAATTTACTTATAATTCAATATTTGGAAAGGTAGATATATCATGGAAGGAATAGGACAAATTTGTCAGAGATGTATGAAAGAAATAACTGTAAAAGATGATGAGGAAAAAAATGGTCCTATTACTATAAGCAATCTTCCAGGATATTATCATAAGAAATGTAAAGCTTATTTTGATATGGAAATAGTTGGGAGGGGTAATGTTGTTGAAGATTTAAGTAAAAGTGATATTTACAAAAAAATAAAAGAATAGGAGGAAAAAAATGAAAGAATATTTTAAGAAAATTTGGAGTGAAATAAAATTAAATTTTTGGGTTTTTTTTAAATCACATTTTAAAATAACTAAAACTGATAAATTTTATATTACTCCAACAATGTTATCTTTTTATGGTAATATCAAAAAGATTAAAAGAAAGAAATATAGAGTTGTTTATGTAGCAATTCTTTTTTTAACATATGGTATTTTAATAAAAACAAAAGCTATTGAGTATAAACCAAAGAAAAAAAATAAAAAAAGAAGAGCAAAAAAATGAAGCAACTTGAAAGTATAAAAAAAATAAAGAAATTTGAATATGTTGAATTTAAGCATAAATGTGAAGGATGTGGTAATGAATTGAAAGTAGAAGTAGATTTTAAACAATCTATAAAAATAAGGTGTATGAATAAAAATTGTAAAATGTATAAAATTACAGTAGAATTAAAAAATTATCATTTTATAAGAAGGAAACCACAATAATGGAGAAAGAATATGAATGAAATTCAAAATGCCTTATTAAAAGCAAATGTAGTAACAAAAGATTATATTAGCAAATTTAATAGAGATCAGAGAATAGAATATGAGAAAGACACTGATGGTATTGAAATAGATAAGGAGATGGAAAATGAAAGAAAAAATAGAGACAATACCTATAAGTAATTTTTGTAGGAAAAATAAATTAAGCGTGGTTAAATTAAAAAATTTAATCAAAAGAAAAATTATAAAAGATGGAGTCCATTGTATAATTGATGAAAAGTTACATACAAAATATATAAAGATTTTTTCTGTAAGAGAAGATGAGATTTTGGAAATATATAAAGAGCATAAATATATTTCTTATTATTCAAAAGGACGACCAGAACATATTGGGACTATTATGATAGAGAGAAAAAATGAAGACAATTGATTTAAAAAAATGTGATGATGATACGGTTTTAATGTGTCTAAATTGCCATTATACTAATACAGCTGATGTTTGGAAAAAAAATAAATCAAGATGTAAAAAATGTAGTAGCAAAGCTTTCATTGAATTTTCTTTCTCTAATATTTTTGGGTTTAAAATACCAAAGGGGAAAACAACGACAAGGAGAAAAAAATATGAAAGAAAAGGAAGCAGTGACAATAAAATTAAACAAAAACGTAGAGATGATAGTAAAAAGAAACAACAAAGAAGAAATGATACTAGCAGTTCATCATCTAAACGGACCAAAAATGTTCATAAGATGCAACGAAAAAAGAGAGTTAAAAAAATTAGCAAGAGAAATTCTAAAAATAGTAGAGTGACAACTTTAGACAATTTAATAAAAAGCAAAAAATTATGAAAAGAGATTTAAAATGGTATAAAAAAAGATGGTTGACTTATTCACAGGTTTGTAAAAAAACAAATATAACATACAGCTTAACTAAAAAAATAATAGATAAATATATTGATGAAAAATATAAAGTTGAATTCCCAAGTATTCATAATACTCAGAGGTTCTGCCATCCTAAATGCATAAAAGAAATTATTAAAATAAGAAAGGAAAAGTATAGAAAATGCAAAAGAGAATTTAATTAGGAGGTATATATGATAAAAGTAAAAAATGGTGATATTTTGTCATTACAATGTGATAGAATATTTAATATGATATCAAAAGAGTTACAAAACAAATACCTAACAAATGATGATAGAATAGAATTTTTTAATGCTTTAGGGAGTAATATACAAAAAATATTATCAACTTATAATAGTTATGGAACAACATTAATTATAAATAAAGGAAAAAGATTTTATAGGATTGTCGTTTTTGAAAATGAGATTTGGATAGAAAATGAGGAAAATGAAGGTATGGGAGAAATAAAAGATGGAAAATTCTTTGATATGATAGATAAATTTTTTAAGGAGAATTTTTAATAATGAGTGAAAAGAAATTAATAGAGATTATTAAGAAAAAAATACAGAATGAATATGAGAGAGAAAAATTTACTTATAATACAATTAAAGGTAAGGCACATAAAACTTTTAGAGAAGGTACTATGCAGGCTTATGGAGAAGCATTAGATATAATTAAGAAATGTGAAGAAGAATATAATAAAATGGAGAAAAAAACATGAGTAACATAAATCATCCTAAACATTATAATATGTCTAAGTTTGAAGTCATTGATGTTATAGAAGAATGGAATTTAAATTTTCATTTAGGCAATGTTATAAAATATATAGCAAGACATGAATTCAAAGAAAAATCTTTAGAGGATTTAAAAAAAGCCAAATGGTATTTAGATAGATATATAGATAAAACTAGCAAAAAAGAAAATAAAAAAATGGGTGGAATTCATAAATGCTTAAAATGTGGTAAAATAGTTAGCAACTCTGTGGAACATAAATGTGAGGTGAAAAGTGTTAAATAAAAAGAAGTATATAAAGAGTATTTTAAAACAGATAAAAGATATATTAGAGAGTGCAAGTGTAGAAGATATAAACACTGAGATTTTTTATGGAACTAATGAATTCCTAGCTTGTTCTTTTAATGTTCCCAAAATTGAGCATAATGGATCAATTACTTTTGTCTTAAGAATAAATAAAGGGGCTACCAAGATAATTCATAGAGGCTCAGGAATAGAGACAATTGATTTGTTAAAAGAAAGTTTAAAGGAATAATAAAATGAATTTAACTATAGAAGCATTAAGAAAATATCTTGAAGACAATAACATAACCAAATATAGATTGGTAGAAAATTGGAATGATCTTTCTTTAATCTTGGTTTTTCCATCTAGTTTTGAAAATAAAAGAGAGGAATTACTAAATATATTGAAAAGAGATATTATACCAGTAGGTATTATGTTTGATATTTTTTTAAGTGATAAATTTGAGGGGAATAGAATGTGAAAGAAAGATCTTATAAAGAAATAATTAATAATTTAGAATTTTTAGATATGTATGATGTAATTTATTTAATAGAGAAATTAAAGAAAGAAAATTCAAATTTAAAAAGAAAAATAACAAGGATGAAGAAAAATGAAGAAAAAAGATCTAATAAATAAGCTAAAGTATATATTAGAATATTTCAGAAAATGGAAAGATTCCCAAGCTCTTCAAATGCTAAGTGATTTGATTAAGGAACTTGAAAATGAAAAAGAAAAAGATTAATTTGGAATCTGAGAATATTTATGTCATGATGAATGGGAGGTTTATAGGAAAATGTGTTAGTATGATATTTGAAGAGAATAAAGATATGAAAAAAAATGTTAGAGTGTTAAAGGTACCTAAAAAGAATAAATTTAATATATTTACTAAATTTAAGAATGTAACTTAAGGAGTAATATGTGTTAAAACAGACCAATTAGAAAAAGAAGGAACAGTAATGAGTTGTATAATAGAAACAATAGTAGAATATGTTAATGAGAAGATAAAGAATATAAATCCTAGATTGAATTGATTTGGAGGAAATTAAGTGGGAGAAAAAAATATAAAAAAACAAAAAGACTGGGTAATAAATAATAAAGATAAAATAATAAATAAAATAAACAACAAATTCAAAAAAGAGAATATACTTAATGAATATGGCCAGACAATGGAATTTAGTAAAGAAGAATCAGAGAGTATAATGCCTATTATTATCTCTTCAATTTTAGAAGTATTAGAGGAGTATATATGATGTGGAAGAAATTTAAAGGACAAAAACTTAATACTAGTGATCTAGTATGGTTTAAGGATAGTGGGCTTGCATTTGTTGATAGCAGCTTGTCAACAGGCCAACCTGATAGATTTTCAAGTATACCAGAAGGGTGGTCTTTTGGTGACGTAGATGTGAATCAAAGAAGTTTTGATAAATGGGGTGCTGCACATGTAAGAGAGAACGGATGGGTATATCAGGATAAAAGATGGGGTGGTAAAAAGTTTGATAGAATAACTCATGTTATGAGGATTAAAAAACCAGTAATTACGGAGAAAAAATGAAAAGAAAAAAATATAAATTAAAAATTATTAGAACAATCTGGCCATATAAGGAAGGATATGGAGTCATTGATAGAGAGAATAATATTCTTCTTTCTAGTGGAATGGCAAAGAAAAGAGCTAAAGAATATTTAAAAGAATTAAAGGTGGAGTTATAGATATGAAATTTTTATCATGGGAAGAAGGAAGAAAATTATCTGATAAAGAAAAGATAAAATATTTACATGATTTTATGAAAGTAAAAAATAAAGAAGATCATCAAGATGATGATGATTGGGAATTTTGTAATAAAAATATAATTGGATGTTTTTGTATCGTTGGCTTTCCTTATGAATTAATGTGCCCTCTTTGTAGAGATAATAGAAACAAAGGAGATATTTATTCACGCTGTGTGTGCCCACCGAAATTTTAGGAGATTATACAGTATTATTTAAGTATATGGGAATAAAATGCAGGAAAGAACACGTCCAGGGATAAGAAGAAGACAAGTAAAATTTTTTTACTTGTAAAAATCTTTAAAAATTCAAATATAGAGGAAGCGCCTATAAAATGACTAATAAAGACCCAGAAATTTTCGAGAAGATAGAGAAGAAAAAAAAGGAATTGATGAAGATAATTGAACGAGAAAGAAAAACTTCTAGCACAAAAAAAAGAGAAAAATGGGAAGATTTTAAATATTACAAGGACGGGCGGATAGTTATACGATGTCAAGCAAAATTGCAGTCATCTCATCCTCCTAGACAATGCCCATACCCAGCTTTAAAAGGAAGGGTCGTTTGCAGAAGGCATACTGGTGTAAATTTAGAGAAAAAAAAGGAGATAAGGGAATTGAAGAAATCATTAGGGTTATATGATATTGGCAAAGATGCTGCTTTACAAAAAGAACTAAGAGAATTGGAGGGTCTTGCAGAAGAAGATCTTACAAATACACTTGATGAGTTAAAATTATCAGTTGTTGTTTTAAGAAAATTTCTAAAAGCAAAAACTGATGATGAGATAGCAGAAAACCCAGGCAAACTAATGTGGTTGTTAGACAATATAGTTAGATTTAAGAAAACACATTGGGAAATGAAACATGCTCCAAAAGTATCATTTACAGTAGAACAAGTTGAATATATGTTTATGAAGTTTAGAAATATAATAATAGATGTTGTAAAGGATCCAGAAATGCTTTCAAATATCTCCAGAAGAGTCCAGGAGTTAGGTGCTGAGATAAGAGCTCAAGGATTTAAAAAATAATTGTTAAAAAAATCTTGGAGTTGTATATATTATATATGAGGTAGTTATGCAGACATTTTTACCATACAAAGATTTTGTTAAATCAGTTAGATGTTTAGACAACAAGAGACTCGGGAAACAGAGAGTAGAAGCTTACCAGATATTATTAACATTACAAAATTTACATTGTGGATATAAGTATAGATGCAAAAAGTGTGGAAAAAAATATGGAGAAAAACTAAATAAAAACGATTCAATGATATGTTTAGAAAAATATGATGGAATATTATGTGGTGGTAAAATTAGAAAAATAGGTTGGTTAAACCACCCAGCAATTAGAATGTGGTATAATTATGAAGATGCATTGATTATTTATTTTAATGATTGTGTTGATGAATGGGTCAGAAGAGGATTTGTTAATAATATGAATATTATTAAACCATATGGGAAAATAATATATCCTAAATGGTTAGGAAATAAGGATTTTCATCTAAGTCATAAAAGTAATTTATTGAGAAAAGATTATATGCATTATAATAAATATTTCAAGAACGTTCCTAATGATTTGCCATATATATGGTTTGATGAAAAAGGAAAGAGAATATGATAGAGCAAAATAAAAAATTTAGAAGATATTTAAAAAAATTTAATATAAATGAATATACTATAGTAGTAAAGTTTAATCAAAAAGGAAAAATATATTTAAATTTGGTTTTGTTAGAAAAAATAAAAAAAGATATAGAAGTTAAAATATTAAATTATATTGAAAAGAATATTGTTCCCGTAATGTATTTGGGTGTTGTAATAATTACTTTTGAGTATAAAAAAATATAATGGGAGAAAAATATGATAAGTAAGAGAGAATTCGGAGGTATCAAATGAGAGAATACAGAGGAAAAAGAGTTGATGGAGAAGGTTGGGTTTATGGAAGTTTAATGATTTTTGAAAATGAGTTTTCTATATTGCCAAAACAAAAATGTCATGATGTTATTGTTCCTGATTTGCATTTTCATGAAGTCAACCCCGAATCAGTCGGGCAGTGGACAGGGTTGAAGGATAAGAATGGTAAGAAGATTTTTGAAGGGGATATATGTAAATCAATATCACATAATATATCAAGAGTAATATTATTTCGTAATAGTCAATATTGTTTTGGAGAATGGCATATTGAAGAAATACCGGGACTTTTAAAAGTCAAAGGAAATAAATTTGACAACCCCGAACTACTGGAGGGTGAGGATCAATGAGTAAAGGAGAAGGTATGAAAGATAAATATTATTACATTAGCGGAATTGAATACGATAACGATTTGATGATTTATGGAAGTACATTTGAAAAAATTATACAAGCCCCGTCTTCTTCAAAAGCTAAACAAAAACTTAGTGATTTTTTCGATATGAATTTAGTGAAGATTTATGAAATTTATGAGACTAGTAGTGATGCTATGATTTAATTTCACTGGGTAAAGGAGAAGGTATGAAGATGTATAACAATTATAAAATACATGATGAAAATAAGGTTGAAATCATAACAGTTATAAAAACATATTTAGAATTGCGTGGAAATGGTAAAGATGATCCATTTAGACGTATTACACAATATTGGACATTAGATGGGAAGTTGTTGGCTGAGAAAGATATAAATAAGGAGTCCCTATGAACAGAGAGAAATTGAGAGAAATAAAAATGGAATCAAGAAAACATGGCAAATCATTAGAAATGTTAATTGATTTTATTAAAACAATAAAGAATAAAAAAACAGCTATAATTCATTCAAAAGATTATGTTGTGATGGATAGAGAAAGTTATAACAAACTCACAACATATTCGGAAGAACATTGCAAAATCTGTGGTGACAAAGTGGATGAAATGAAATACAAATTTCCTAAAACTGATTACTTATTATGTCATACTTGCTACGGGAAAATATATGATGAAATAGGTGTGCAGTTGAAACGGGATAGGGAAAAGGTTATGAGGGTGATTGATGAGTGGGAACAAGAAATCCCTTTATCCCCTTATGATGAGAAATGGTATATGATAGATGATAAAATAATAGCCGAACTCAAACAAAAGCTAAAGGAGGTTTATAATGGCAAAAATTGAAGAAAAAATTTTTAGAGAAGAATTACAAGCATTGGCTGAAAAATACAATGTTAATATAATTTATAGTGCTTTTTTAATACAAGATAAAGATGGTAGGAAATTTGCATCAGGAGTAGCTCAGAAAAGTAAGTGTTTTACAGCATATGAGTTAATAGATCTTTTAGAAGCAAGCTCAAGATCACACCAATTTATAAGAGAAAAAGTAAGAGAACTTTTATTTAGGGAGAAAAAATGAAAAAAAGATTTAAGAAAAATGATGTATTAAGAGTGGAGTTAAAAATAGAAAATAATAGTTTAGTTAATTTAAATAATGAAGATGTTAGAATTTTAAGAGAATTAGCAAGAATAAATGGGCTTTGTTTAAGAAACTATGTTGGAATGGCTTTAAAAAAACATATAAAGACTAATAAAAAATACACTGACATTTATAAGAATTATTCAAGTAAATAATGTTAATGATTTTTTTATTTTGTATATATTTTCGTAAAGGAGATCTTAATGAGTGATAAGAAAGAAGTAAAGAAGCAAAAGAAAAAAACAACTGTAGAAAAAAGTGGTGAAGCAAATAAAAAGAAAAGAGAAATAGATAAATCTAAATTGAAAGAAAAAAATAAACATGTTGAAGGGTGTAAATGGAGAGGGAATCATTTGCAGCATGAGATAGAACTAAACAAAAAAAGAAAGAAGAATAGAATAAGAAATAAGATAGCAAGAAAAAGTAGAAGAATAAATAGGAAAAGAGGATGAATGAAGGATGATAGTAAAGCTTTTAGAATGATATTAAGGAAATTAAACAATAAGGAGAATAATCATGTGGATAAGAAGTCAAGATAAAGATTGTTTGATGAATTGTACAAGAATAATAATAAGTCATGGAGGAGAGCAGATAGCAGGAACTGATTCATCTGGTTCATCTTATTTTTTAGGAAATTATAAAAATAGAGAAAGATGCAATGAGATATTAAATGATATGGAGAAAGCCATACATATACAGAAATATCCAAAGAAAGAAACTGATGCAGATACTGTTTTTGATTATTACAGTATATATAGAATGCCGGAGAAATAAGAATGGTTTATAAAAGAGAAGATCTTGCAGAATATAAAGAATATAGTGTTTCTGGTGATGGAGAGGTTTTTTCAATAAAAAGTGGTGTTAAAAAAAAATTAAAACCAATGAAAAAGCCAAATGGCTATCTTTATGTAACCCTTTGTAAAAATGGAAAAAAGAAAAATTTTTATATTCATAGATTGGTAGCAATTCATTTTGTAAAAAATAAATATGATAAAATATATGTTGATCATATAGATAGGAACAAAGAAAATAATTATTATAAGAATCTTGAGTGGGTAACACACAAAGAAAATATGGACAGGAAAAATGGAGTTATAAGTTAATTTTTTTATTATTTTGTATATATAAATATTAAGGAGTAATCTATGAGAAACATATGTTTAAATTGTGGAAATGAAGAAATAATATTGAAATATGCTAATAGTGATTTTAATATTTATGAATGTATGAAATGCAAAAAATTTATTTTTTATTGGATTAATAAAAAAAGAAGCAGTAAAAATATTACTTATATGAGTGAAGGGCAGCTGTTAAAAAGAAGGGAGGAATTAAAGTGACAAAAGTTTTGGGAATGACAAACAAAAAATATATGAAAGAACCACGTTTCATTAAGATGTGTGAATTAGCAAATATAGAACCTACAAGAAGGCAAGCTTCTAAATTTAAAAACGGAAAAGGGAGAGCATATAAAAAAGCTATAGAAATGAAAGGAAAAATAGATGGATGAAAAATGTTTTTTAAACGATTCAGATTTAAATGAATTGATAAATATCTTGGATAAAATGGAAAATTTTCTGAATGAAACATGTTTAAGTTGTAATACCATTGATTGTGTTTATGAAAATGATCCCGGATTGTGGAAAAGTGAAGAAAAAATACGTCATTTAAAGAATAAGTTGAAAGAAATAAGGTATATAAGACTATGAAAGATGGTTATTTTGATTTCTTAATAAAAAATAGTAATAATGAAAAAATAAGCCAAGAAGTTTTAGGCAAAGCAATAAAAGAATATGATAAAAAATGTAAGGTATACAAAAGAAACATTGTTATGTTTAATGATATTACAGAAAGAGTTGGAAAATGGAAATCTATAGAAGTAAAAGAAAATAATAATTTTTCTATAAATCTAATTGTAAATGAAAAGTATAAAAATGTAGCTAATAAGTTAAATTTTCATATTTTTGGGCAAATAAAGAAAATGAGTACAGATATAAAGACAAAAGAAAAAATCATAGAGGATTTTGATTTGTTTAGTATTGTTGCTTATTTAGGAGGAAATAATGGGTAAAAGTGGAATAATAAAATTTATAGAAGAGAATGAAAGATTAGATGATGAATATAGAGATCTTGAAAAAAACAATCCGCCAAAACAAATAGAGCAAGAACAAACTATTTTAAAAAAAGCTGGTGAAGATATTTCTAAAGAACAATTTGATTTGTATTTAGAAAAAGTTAGATGGAGAACTTGGCCAAGAGGGTGTAAACATTATGCTATTTATAATCATAAAGATCAAATGACAAATTTTAGTGTATATGAATATGATGATAAGAAACATTTAGAATTAGAGTTGATATGGGAAGAATTAATGTTTGGTGGAGATTATTGTGGAATACTTAAAAATGATTTAAGGGATGCTAAAATTACTTATTGTAATATGGGATATTTATGGCTAACATGGGGTAGTTTTACAATTCATTTTGGTAATCATGATAGAGTATTAAAAAAATCTGAAGAATATTTAAGAAGCTTACCTAAAGATTTTGAAACAAGAGTATATTGTAGTGATTGTAATAAATTACAAACAAAGTCTTATAAGAAAAGTGCATTATATTTAGTAATGAATTCATTATCTATGGGTTTAAGCAAAGCATTTGGAAGCCCGCCTGCTTGTGAAAAATGTGGGTCTACAACATTTGGGGATTTAAATATTCACACAGATATGTTTTATTATAGGGTAAGTACAGGAAGAAGAGTGAAATATGAAACATTAAAGAAAATAGCTAAAAAACAGAGAATAAAATATGATGACTTATTAAGAATTGAAAAAAATGAAGAAACAACAAAAAAAATTAGAGAAGAAAACAAAAAAAAAGAATAAAAGGGGAAGAAGATAAAAAATTGATAGATAAAATAAATAGTATAAAGATAAATGTATAAGGTTCTAATATATGGTATCAACAATTATATTAATTATTGCAATTTGTTTTTTTATTCTTGGATTTATTGGTGCAGTTTTACATGGAGGGGAAGATATTCGAAACAGAAGTCTTTCTATGGATGAACATAGATGGTATAGATTTGGGTTTCATCAAGTTTCTGATTATCTTCAAAAATTAGATAGAGAAAAAAATGGTGAAACTTTAATATTATGTAAGCAAAAATATAATCATTTTTTACTTGTAGATAAATATGGTGAAGTAGGAATTATTTTGTGGGAATTTAAAATGGATAAAAATTATAATAAAACGAAAAAAATTTCAGAAAAATTGGTTGAGCATTATAAAAGCTGGGATGAGTTTAAGGATCATGTATTGAGCATTTTATACAAAGATTATAAATGCCCTGAAAAAAATCAATATTGGAAAAAGAAATGAAGGAATTAAACTCAATTATAGAATTGTTAAAAAGAGCGAAAAAGAATAATACCAAAGGCATACATTTTTATGACAAAAAATTAAATCTTGATATTATTGATATGATATATAAGTTAGAAGTAAAAAGAAAGAAAAGTTTAAAATATAAGATTAATAGAATAATAAATAAGCATTTAGAAAATATATGAAAAAATATGAATATTATACAGAAAAAGAACTGAAAAAAATGTCTCTTGATGAGTTAGAGGAATTATTTGATGAATTATTAGATTTTTCTACAGAATACTCACATTTATTGTTAAGGTTTATAGAAGAGAGAGGCGGTTAATTTTTGTTTACATATTAAAAATTTTGTATATATTAATATTGTTAAGGAGATATAAATGCAAAAATCTTTAGGTTTTACAGGAGACAATAAAAGAATTAAAAAATTAAATGAAAAAATAAAATGGGCTTGTATAAAAAGAAATTATAGAAGAATAAATCATTTAAGAACAATGTTGAAAAGGATAAATAAATGATAACATTTTATCAATTAGGATTATATGAATACATAAGTATTTTTAATACTATTATTACTAAAGATGGCGAGATTAACAATAAAAAAAGTAGAGTTGAATTAATTAATATAAAAAAAGGTGATAAAATAGAAGTAATTGGGTTTGATAAAGAATTTATTGTAATTAAATTGAAAAATCACAATGATGAGATTGTTAGAATTAATAAAACACAATTAAATAGTAATTTTTATAAAAGTTTAGATGGATATCCAGAAGCTCCAGAGCCAGGAGGTGTTCAATGTTATTGACTATAACATGGGTAGTTGTTCTTTTAATTGCAATTATTTTAGAAATAAGTATAAAAATTGAAATGAAGAAAATTAAAAAAATATCTTCATTTAAAGATGTTGATAATTTTTTTAATTTGCTGGACGTTTGCGAAGATATAGAGAAAGATGCTTTAGAAATAAAAAATAATACAGAAAGAAGAGAATTTTTTACTGTTAATGATTATATTATAAAGAAAGAAAAATTTGAAGAAATGAGTGAAATATTGAGGAGAATAAATGGAAGAGAAAATAAAGAAAAAAATTGAGTTAGAAATAAAAAAATTAAGAATAAAAGAAGATGATGTAATAGTATTTAAGTCTGGAAATCTAAACGATAACAAGATTGAGTTATCAAGAATGCAAGAACTTTTTAAAGATAGAGATATGCACAATTTAGCAATATTACTTAATGAAGGTGAATCAATAGAAGTAATAAGCACCGATATTTTAGTTAGGATTTTGAAAGAGAGGGAGAGAAATATAGATTTTAATAAATATTCTAAGCTGAGTCTTCTTGAATTGGTTTTTACTTCATTTCAAGTTCTTCTTAATGCTCATAATGATTTAACCTTAACAGAAGGAATTACAGCTTGTTTAAATACATTAGATGAAAAACCCTCATTAGAGAAAGCTTTTGTTATAAAAAATAAGAGTATGGAATCAGTAGCAATGTTAATTCAATTAATGAAGTATAAGCTAACAACAGAATTTAAAGATTTATTAGTAGAAAAATAATTAAGGAGGATTTTAATGGGTGCTAAAGAAATTAAACAAAAATTGTTTGGAGATTTTATTAATTATTTAAAAACTATGGGAGTGAACGATGGGAATTTTTCTATGGATGTGTGGATGAGTAAAGCTTTTGATATTTTATATGCAGAATATTTAAAACAAATTGAAACATCAAAAGAAGCTTTAAATGTTTTGAATAAGATCCCAATTGAATATTTAGAAAAAATAATCAAAGAAAAAAAAGAGATACAAAAAAAGAGGCAAGATGATGAAAATAAGGCTTCAAAAGAGATTGAAAAAGAAAGAAAGAATGTTATAGATCTTCAAAATAAAAAAAGAGAGAAAGAAAACAATGGAAAAGATATTTCATAAAATAGAAAAAGATGAACCAATACAGGTGAAAGTTGTAGAATTTAATGGTGAAAAATATCTGGATATAAGAAAATGGTATTATGGCAAGAATAATGAACTGCAGCCGTTAAAGAAAGGAATAACACTAGATTATGAAGACGCAGAGGAAATATTAGACATATTGTCTGAAAAGAAGTGGGAAATATTGGAGACAATGTGTAAATGAGAACTTCTTTCAAAGAGTTTATATTTTTTTCTTTAATAGCTGGAGTTATATCAACTACAACACTTTTCTTTATGGTTATTCTCTCAATAATTTTTCAAATACTTTTAGGATTGATTAAATATGTCTTTAAAAAAAGAAGAAGCAAGCGAAATAATAAACGATATAACAAGCATTATATTAAACGATGATGATCAAGAAAAAGTAGAAGCATGTAAAGTCTTTGATTTAATAAGCAATAGTATCTCCAACTATTGTGAATTTACAAAAGGAAAAGGGAATCTTCAAGAATGGATTGAAAATAATAGAATGATAGGCGGGCGAGTTTTTAGCTATAAAGATGCTGAAATAGAGATGATGCTTGGAAATAAAGACAAAAAAATTATAGAAGCACCTCGTCCATATTTGACGCAGTACATAAATGATACATGTAAAGACAAGACAGTCATAAAATGCAGGCAGAGTGAATTTACGGAAAATGAAATAAATGAGAATATATATCTATGTGCATCACGTCCATTTACTAATGTAAGGCACATCTTTCCTACAGCTGGTATGGCAGAGAAGATGGCAAAAGAAAAGATTTCAATAGCTATAGAAAAATCACCAAAAATAATAACTCAATTAAAGAAACCTTTTAGTATGAAATCTAAAGAGTTTAAGAATGGAAGTTTTTATACAGTAGACAGTTCTTGGACTGATTATCAAGGAAGAGGGCCATCAAGTGACAAGATAACATTTGATGAGTATGAGAGTCAGAACCCGCAAGTAGAAGATATATATTCAGAATCAACTTCACATAGTGCTATAGGAAGGAGGACAAGGATATCAACACCAAAATTTCCTAATAGTGGAATAGATGATAAGTTTAACAAGGCTAGTCAATATGAGTGGATGATAACCTGTCCTAAATGCAAGAAAGAGCAAGTGATGGAGTTCCCAGAAAACATAAGAAATTTCTTTGATGTAGACCATGCAGAACCAGATGACGAGAAGTATTTAAAAAAACTAGATACTGTATATATTGGTTGTAAGTATTGCGGTGAGTATATTGACAAGACATCTCAGTTTTACCTGAAGACATCAAGATGGGTTCCTAATAAACCACATTTAATTATAACAAGAGCCTCGTACAGGGTCACTTACATGATGCTGCCGTGGAAAACAGGAAAAGAGATTTTGTACAAATACCATACGTTCAAGTTTATCCATCAATTTTGGAATGAGATAATGGGGTATGCATATATAAGCCCTGAAGCTCAAATATCAAGAGAAATATTTGAACAATGTCAAGACAGGACTTTTGTAAATCAATATAAACAGATAGGAAATACAAAAAATGTTTCTATAGGTGTTGATTGGGGTGAGGTAAGTTGGGTCGTTGTGATGGCAAATGGATTCCCGCCAGAAGTACACAAGCCAAAAATAATATATATAGAAAGAATAGATAATAAAAGTCTGCAAAAGCATGGGTTTGCAGGAAGACAAATTGATCATGCAAAAAGAGTGGAGAAAATAGCAATATTTTTTAAAGCAGCAATCATAGTAAATGACGCAAATGGAATAGGAGTAGATAGGAATTCTTATTTAGTAGGAAAATTTCCAACACGAGCTTGGGGATGTTTCTATGATACAGGAGAAATACAACGGCAAAAGAAAAAAGATATGCTAATAATCCCAGCATGGAACCAAAAAGCAAGGAGAGTAACAGTTTCTAGAGTTGGAACATTTAAGGCAATGATACAACAATACGAAGAAAAAGGAATAGACATCCCAAGATTAGATAGTAACATTGAAGAATTTATAAAACATCATGCTAGCCTTGCTATAGAAAGATATGTTGATGAAAAAACTGATTCACTATATGAAGTGGTAGGGCATACAGGACCGGACCATTATGCACACGCTGGAAACTATGCCAAGATAGGATTTGATAAGCTTTTTGGTTTGCATGGAAAATCCTCACCAGGAGTAATAACAGGCTCTTCAAGATCTTCAGACGAAAAGCAAAAAGAGGATATAATGAAAGAAAACATCCACCCGTTATTAAATTAATTTTTCAATAATATAAAAAAGTGGTTAACTATTTTGTCTTTATTTGGTATTATATAATTATATAATAATATAAGGAGGCAGAGTATGGATAATTTAAAAGGAAAAGATTTAAAATTTTCATTATCACAATTAGATGATAATGCTAAAATTTATATAATGAATGAAAAAGGAAAATATAAAGAAATCATTAATACTCATATTATAGATGAAAAGAGAATGATTATAATTGTAAAAAGATAATTTTTCAAGGAGGCAAAGTTATGAAAGTAAAAGATTTAATTACAAAATTAAAAAATGTAAATCCTGAAAGTGAAGTAGAAGTCTCTGTATATTCAAGAAATCAAGTTTATCCTGTTTTTTGTCAGATTGGAGATGATTGTTTACAAAGACCAGACGATAGTATTACCAGAATTGAATGTAGCTTACCGAAATGTTTTATCCCTGATGAAACGGACTATTATTATGTAGTTTCTAAAAGAAAGGAAAAATAATCCAGAATCTTTTCTGGTAGGAGGCAGAGTATGAAATATTCATATAAAAACTTTGATATTCAAATAAAAAATGAAGGATATGCTTCAATTAAATTTGTAACAAATAAATCTAAAGATTTTGCTAAAGATAAGAGTTTAAAAAATACAAGTATTATACCTGAAAAGAATTATAAAACTTGCATTGATAGGTATTTTTTAAAAAAGTTTCTGGAAGAAGCTAAAAAAAATAATTTGATGATTGATCAAAGATCTGATTTTAGTGAAATTTGGAGAGATCTTTAAAATTTAAAGTAATAGTTTAGGAGGTAAATTATGGAAAAATTAAAATAATTAAAATTAAGAAAGGAAGTTTTTGAAAAAGAACTTAAAGTAATTAAAGAAAAAATAATTAAAAATGAAAGAAAGAAAAACAATGAACTTAAACTAAAATTGGAAGAATTTTTTAAAGATGTAAAAGGAATTGAAGATATAAGTGTAGATAATTTTGCTTTAGATGTTTCTTTTACTATTTCTACTTTAAAAAAAGAAAATTATTATGACGATAATTTAAGAATATATGCTAGATTATTAGATGTTGATGGTAAAATGTGTAAATTTTCTAGAAATAATAAAGCAATTGATGCTGAATTATCTATGTCTTGGTTTTCTTCTAGTTTTAAAGAGAATGAAACTGAAAATTATTTGAAATATTTATCTGTTGTTGGAGATGTTTCCAAAATAATTTCAAATAAAAAGAAAAGAAAAGAATTAAAAAGTATAATTATTGCTACTTATATTAAATTTAATAATAATGATGATTTAGCAAAAGAAAATGAAATAAATATAGCTATTAGTGAATTGAAATCTGAAATCAAAGAAGTTTCAGATAAGATGAAGATAAATATTTTTAAAGTTAATGATGTTATTACTTTCTATGATGATAGTTATGGATTTCA